CTATCATCCCCGAAATGATGGAGAAGATAGATTTGGACGGTACCACGAAATATTTCAAGACCACAAAGACGGATATAGTCAATAAGATGACTAAGAGCCGTATCATGTTCCGGGGTATCAAGACTTCTTCCGGGAACCAGACAGCAAAACTGAAATCCATTCAAGGCATTACGACTTTCGTCTGCGATGAAGCGGAAGAGTGGACAAGCGAAGATGAGTTCGACAAGATAATGCTCTCCATCCGTAAGAAAGGGATTCAGAACCGGATTATCATCATTATGAATCCTTGCGATTCCAATCACTTCATCTACAAGAAATACATCGAAAACACTCATAAACTGGTAGAGATTGACGGAGTACAAGTACAGGTTTCCACCCATCCGAATGTGCTCCATATCCACACTACGTATTTTGATAACTTGGATAACCTTTCTCCTGAGTTCTTGAAAGAGGTGGAAGATATGAAGGTGAGTAATCCTGAAAAGTATGCTCATGTGGTTATCGGCCGTTGGGCAGACGTGGCGGAAGGTGCTGTGTTCAAGAAGTGGGGTATTGTGGATGAGTTCCCGATGTGGTGTAAGAGGGTCGGAATTGGGCTGGATTTTGGTTATACTAACGACCCTACAGCAGCTATCCGATGTGGAATCATAGACAATGCACTATATTTGGACGAAATGGATTACCGTACAGGTTTACTATCTGGGGATATAATTAAGACTCTCCGTCCGTGGAATCTAAAGGTGATAGCTGACAGTGCAGACCCACGACTTATTCAGGAAATCCATAACGGAGGTATCAAGATTTACCCGGTAGAGAAAGGGCAAGGCTCTATCAATGCCGGTATTGACAAGATGCAGGGAATGGATATTTACATAACCAAGCGTTCTTATAACCTTCAAAGGGAGTACAGAAATTATGTCTGGGCAAAGGATAAGGATGGGAACTATATCAACGAACCGGAAGACCATGACAATCACGGAATAGATGCTGTACGTTACTATGTATTGGGTGAGCTTCTTGGTAAGATTCAGAAGCCGAAAGATTTAACAGGAATATTCACACATTAAAAATATAAACTATGCCATTGAATTTAGAAGAAATATTAGCATTGCCTGACATCGGGCAGAAGATAAACTACCTGAAGAAAGGTAGGAAGACTGAACTTCCCGACCGTTGCAAACTTTGGGATGATTGGAATCCGGAACGACATGAAATCATGGTTGACAAAAAGAAATATCCGGACAGAAAGGTTCTTGAAAAAGAAGCTGAGAAACACTTCGATGAAAAAACTGGTAAGACTTATGAAATCGAAGCAAAGTATAAGACTGAACCGGTGAACCGTATTTCCATTCCATTGGAACAAGATATAGTGAATATTCAAACTGCTTTCACGGTCGGCACAGAACCGTCTATGGATTGCACTCCGACTGATGATGATGAAAAGAAGCTACTGGATGCGGTAAAGGCTGTATTTAAATCCAACAAAATCAAATATCAGAACAAGAAGGTTGTCCGTGCCTGGCTCTCCGAACAAGAAGCGGCAGAATATTGGTATGTTACCGATGATGATTCGTTTTGGGCGAAGTTCTGGAAAAAAGTAAAGACTACATTCGGAGGCAAGGTAAAACCTACCAAGAAGCTGAAAAGCGTATTATGGTCTCCGTTCCGTGGGGATAAGCTTTATCCGTTCTTCAATGATGAAGGTAAGATGATTGCTTTCTCACGTGAGTACAAGAAGAAGCTCATGGATGATTCGGAGATAACTTGCTTTATGACTATCACTGATAAGATGGTCTATCAGTGGGATTTATCTAAAGGGTATGAAGAAAGAACGCCTTTTACTCATGGATTCCCCAAATTACCGGTTCTCTATGCCTACCGTCCTGAACCTTATTGCAAAAAGATAAAGACTTTTCGGGTTCGGTTGGAGAAATTATTATCCAATTATGCAGATTGCATCGATTATCATTTCTTCCCTTTATTGAAACTTATCGGTGACGTGGAGGGTTTCATGGGTAAGGTTAAGGACAGAATGGTCAAACTTACAGGTGAAGGTGCGGATGCTCAATATCTGACGTGGAATCAGGTGCCAGATACGGTACGTTTTGAAGCAGAAACACTCACTAATATGGCTTATGATATGTCAAACACTCCAAGAATATCATTTGAAACGTTGAAGGGGGTAGGCAAAGCATCAGGAACCGCTTTCCGCTTTATGTTCATGGGTGCACATATGGCGGTAGAAAATCACGGTGAGGTTATCGGTGAGTTCTTGCAGCGGAGAGTAAATTTCATTGTTTCCGCTTTAGGCTCTATCAATCCAACCGAGTTTAGCAAGGCATCGCAGACCATTGACATAGAAACAGAACTGGTTCCATATATGATTGATGATTTGAATGATAAGGTGACTACTGCCGTTTCCGCTGTCAGTGGTGGCATCTGGTCAACGCGTGAGGGAATCATGTTTGCCGGAAATGCTGATAGGGTAGAAGAGGAACTTGCAGAAATCAAGGAGGAACAAGGGGCAAAGAATGAGCAAATCGGAAATAAGGGATAAAAAATGCTTCTTAATCAGAAAAATTACGGGGGTTATAATTTTAGTAAAAGAGTAAAGGCTGTTAGGTCTCCTTTGGGGTAACGGTGATTCGATAGGATTACCGTTATTTTTTTGCTATATTCTTGCATGAATGAAACTAATTAGTTACATTTGTGTGTGAATTAAAATATTATATGTCATGCCTGAAATTTGTAGATTCTTTGGTATCATAATAAGTCTTTATTGGAAAGACCATAACCCACCACATATTCATTTTACCTATGGTGACTATGAGTGTTCTATTAGTGTATTGGATAGGATTGTAGATGGCCAAGCGCCTGCAAAGGTTATTGCAAAAGTAAATGAATGGATAGATTTACATGAAGCTGAAATTCTAACCTTATGGGAAAAAGCCCAAAATGGTGAGAAAATAAATAAAATAGAACCTTTAAAATAAACGCTTATGTTACGAGTCGTTGATGTTGATTATATCAAAGATTACGAACTTCTTGTGACTTTCAATGACGGAAGCAAGAAGAACGTTGACTTGAAACCTTATTTGACAGGTGAGGTTTTCGGAGAGTTATTGGATAAAGATAAGTTTATTCAATATGGTTTAACTCGTGTTACTATTGAATGGGCAAATGGCGCTGACCTCGCTCCTGAGTTCTTGTATGAAATTGGAACTGCTGCATAATGAGAGAGAGTACATTATCTGAATTTGCAGAGATTCTTCGTAATAGGCGTAAAGAATTAAATCTTACACAGGAAGAATTAGCTGAAAAGGTGGGAAAGAAGCGTGCCTATATAGCCCGAATAGAGAAAGGAGAAACAGACATGCAACTTTCCAGTTTTATCAGTATTTCTCAGGCACTGGGCATTAAATTGAAAACGGAGTATTAATTTAAGGTTGTATTAAGCAATAATTAAAAGTGTAATATCTGGAATTTGAAATAACAGAAGTGGTAAAAACGCTTCATTTCTATTTTTCTGAGATTGATTTAAGGGTAAGAGCAAAAAATCATAAAATATGATGAGTTCGTATATGGAGTTGAGCCATTGGACTAAAAGAACAGGTGATAGTGATTACTATAAACCTGGATAGTTAGCTAATTCAGTAGAAATGGCAGAAAGTAGGCTTAATATCTATATGAAAGATTTTACATCAGATTATAAAATAAATCCTAATTTTTAAGGATTTATATATAGGCGTGATTCCATTGGTTTCACGCCTTTTTTATATCATTTTACGACAATCGCTTCATTGTCGTGTATCACCTATCTGATAATTTTTCACCTTCTTTATAAATAACGAAATTTACCGTAGAAATTTATAAATCAAATTCATACGGTATGACAATCTTAGAACAAATCTTAGCAGGGCTACAACAGAAATTCGCTGGGGTGGACACTGCTATTCTTACCCGTATTGCCACCAAAAAGGCAGAGGGTATAACGGACGAGACAAAGGTAAACTCTATTGTTGAGGGTATCAGCTTTTCGGACGTGCTTAATTCCTATGGTGATTTCCGTGCCGGGGATGCTTCAAAAACGGCAGTGACTAACTACGAGAAGAGGCATAACCTTAAAGACGGTAAGCCAATCGAGACTACCACTACTACCAAAACGGAAGAGAATAAAGACGATGTGCCTGCATGGGCGCAAGCTTTAATTGACTCCAACAAGAACCTTTCTGATAAGCTAACACAGTTTGAAGCAGAAAAGGCTCAAGCAACACGTAGCCAGCAGATTTTGGCAAAGGCAAAGGAGTATGGTATTCCCGAAAACTACGCCAAACGATGCGCCATTAAGGACGATGAGGACTTGGACGCATACTTCAAGGACTTGAAGCAGGAGTTTGCGAATGACGGCTTTAAGGGTGTAGTTCCTCCAGATACAGCAAAAAAAGAACTGGAGAATGAGACTCAGGCGTTTGCGAAAATGATTGCAGACGACACTAAAGAAATTGTAGAACAACAAAAACAGTGATTTTATGGCAGCAGGATTTAAGTATAATCTTGAACCGGAAGTTGAGCAGGAAGAACGCTACGACGTAGAAACCGGACGCAGACGCAGAGGCCCGTACAAGTTGGACACAACCAACCTCGTTGTCGGCTCGTACTTGCCCTCATTCACACCGATTGCAGCTGACTTGGTGAAGAAAACATCCCAAGTGGCTATCCGTGTGGAAGTATATGAGAAGTTTACGACAGGCTCCAATACCACATTGAAAATCAAGAAACGTTCTTTGGCTTACAAAGGCATGCACTTGGGTAACGGTGCGCATGGAGCGACAATCAACGCTATTGACAAGGCTGACAAAGCTTTCGATAAATTGACATTGGCGGCAGACTTCGGGGAGGATTTGGAAGCTGGAACAGTTCTTTATGAAGCAACGGCAGCAGACGGAACTACTCCGAAGGTTATTGCAAACTCAGCCCTGTATGAAAGGAAACAGGTAGAGGACGGTATCGTGTTGGTAGCTCTTCTGATGCGCGCGTTTGAAATTGAACCTACCAAGCTGGCAATGCCTTTCGCTGATATTGACAAGGCTAATATGCCGCATTTCCAGTTTAATGCTCCAGATGTTAGACAAGAAAAAGAAACCGTATCTATTCCAAAGGCTTCTTCCAGCCAGGATGGCTTGATGAGTAAGGAAGATAAAGCTAAATTGGATGGGGTTGCAGCACAAGCTAACAAGTATACTTTAACAGCAGCTACGACTTCTGCTCTTGGAGGTGTAAAGCAGGCAGCCAAAGTGAATGATGCATCTGGTACGGTGTCGGTAGAAAACTTTAACGGATTATTGACAGCGTTGAAAAACGCAGGTATAATGGCAAAATAAAGAAAGGAGGACGAATATATGATGCTAACTATTCATACATTGTTTAATGACCCGAACATTGTAAATGCAGTGATTCAGCGTGTCCTCAAGACAAGAAAGGACACAATTTATTGGCAGCAGTATTTGGGCTTCCGTAGGACTACTACTCGTGTATTTAAAGACTACATCGGTCAGGTTACTGGCGTGATGGCTGGTTCCATCAACTCCCGTTATGGCGAAAAGCCTATCCGTGAACGCAGGAATATCGGTTCCGGATATGGTGAGATTGCCTATTTGGGTGACCGCTATCAAATCTCAATCGACCGTTTGTCTGACTTGCAGGACTTGATAGATAAGTATAATGCCGCCAAACCGGAAGACCAGAAAGCAGCCATGCGTGACATCGTGGACTTCATCTATGACGATTACCGTCAGGTATTGCTGGCACCGCACAAGCGTATGGACATTATCGTAGGCTCTCTGTTGATGACTGGAGCAGCAAGCGTGAAGAACAAGGACGACAATGCCGGAGGAATTGACTTATTGAACATCGACTTGCCGTTCAAGTTTATCAAGCCGGACACAGAGGATAAAGACTATTTCGTCACTTACTTGCAGCAGAAACTGAATGAGCTGAAATCTATTTACGGCACATTCCCCAAGATGATTATGAGCCGTGGCACATTCGTCAAGAACATCATCGGGTCAAGCGAGTTCGGTGATAAGTTCAAGATGCAGCTTACAGGCAACGAGATGTATATGTCCACCGGGATTATCACTTCGCAACTGGCTTCTGCTATTTTTACGGGTATCGGACTTCCGGCTATTGAAATCAAGGAAGATTATGTGGTAGACCAAACAGGTAAGAATATCCCCATTTATGCAGATGGTCGTATTTCCCTGCTTCCGCAGGATAAAATCGGTTATATGCGCTTCCACACTCCTTATGAAGCTGTGGATGGTGTACCGGGACGTAATTACACTCAGGCAGATGGCGATATGCTGATTTCAGGTTACAAGAACGGCAATGGTCGCTATTTGGAATACACAGCCGAATGGATTCCGCAGATTGCGAACCCGAACCTGATTGTGAACTTCGATTTGAGTGAGATGAACGCATGACAGTAAACGATTATATATTGCAGAAGTTTCAGACCTTCGGCGTTAACTTGTCGGAGGCTGACCTTTTCGATATATGTCTGAACGCAAAGATAAGCGGAGGGAGTGAGATGAACGAGGATTGCCAAACACGGGTGTCGGTGGCAATTGCGAAGTTCATCCCCTCTCTATTGCTTCGTGCCACTTCCATCAGCGAAAGCGGTTTTTCTATGTCTTGGAACATTCAAGGCATTAAGGATTACTATTCATTTCTGTGTAAACAGTACGGTTTGAAAGACGAACTGGGTAACAAACCTAAAGTGACTTTCTTATGATATTCGCTCCACACATATTGCAGGTAAAAGTTATCACCCCGATGGATAAGGATGAGTTTGGCAGACCTATTCCCGGAACAGGTGGTGAATACTGGCAGGAAGTATGCAAGTGCCGTTGTGATGATAACACTACCAAAGAGTTTTCATCTGATAACGGCTCTGTGTATCGTCCGAATTATCATGTGGTATGCGAGAAGAGAATTACTGTCAAGGCTGGTGATGAAGTACGTTGCATGGATGGTGATAGCGTAAGAGGTCAAGGCGAAGTTTATACAGTGAAGAGTACAAACTACTTTAACTACTCGGAATTATGGATGTAGATTTCGATTTCTCAGATGTCGACTCCTTTTTCGATGAAGGAGAATGGGAGGTCGAAAAGAAGATGATTGATGTAGGCGATGAAGCCGTGAAGTACGCAGAGGAACATGGGGATTATCAAGACCATACACTCATTTTGAGAACGTCCAATGATTACGATGTCGATAAAGACGGTTTGACATTGAAAAACGAAGCGGAATACGCATCATTCGTAGAATCTAAAGGGTATGATGTTTTGAGTAGTGCTGCTTTATATGCGGAGAAACGATTAAAAGAAGAATTTGAATGATAGTAACCACCGACATAGGAAACATCCTCTACCGGGATTGCAAGGCTTTCGGGATAGGTATAGTGCCAGCAGGAGAAACGCTGACGGGTGAATTGAAGTCCGAAAGGATTGTCATCCACACGAAGAAACAACAGACGGGAACTTATTGGAAGAAATCTTTCGCAGAAGTGAATCTATGTGTACCCAATTTAAGCGAGAATGAAGCGAACACAATCCGGCTTAACGAACTTGAAAGAAAGGCTGGCAAGCTGCTTGATGATGTAGTAAGTACCTATGACGGTACAACCTATCGTTACTCTATCGAATCAATTGGTACGGAAGCGGATACGGCCTTGAAATGTCATTATGTGAATGTGAGAATTTTATTTGAAGTAATAAATGTAAAACTATAAGATTATGATTTCAGCAGTAGGAATAAAAAGAATCTTGTTTGCCGATATTGATAAGGTAACGGCAGACATTACCCCCGAAATCGCAAAGACTTTGATTCAAGCCGCTATCAAAGCGAAAGATGAGGTTTTGAATGTACACGGGGAAACGTGGCAGATTGAGGAAACGGAAGCCTCTGTCACTGGGTACAAGAACCAATTAACGGGAAAGAATTACCGTTACGATGATGTGCCGGGAGAAGTATCGCCCGCTTTCTCTATCGGACAATATGACTGGAAGACCAAGAAAGCGTTCATGGGTGGCGATGTTATTCAGGCAACATCTAAAGATGTGGGTTGGAAGCGTGCTTTGGATAAAGTTATTATCAACAAAGCATTGTTCTGTCTGACCGATGATGATGTCTGGTTCATCTTCCCAAAATGCCGTATTGTTTCTCGTGAAGCCAATACGGATAAGGCAATTGCAATCGCTGTAAAGGGCTTGGTGCAGGAACCGGGAATTGAAGGCGTTTCTTCTGAGTATAACTACGAAGAGGGGCAGATTAAAGCTTTGCAGGCATGAACTACAGTAACCATTGTACCTACTCCTTCCGATGCGACCGTAAAGCTGGACGGTGTAACGGTCAAGTCAAAGCAGGTGAATGCTGGGGCTACCGTTCACTATGAAGTGTCGAAAGTGGGGTACGTCACTCAGTCAGGAGATATTAAAACCACTCCTTCTGAAGTTGATACCACTCTTAAAAAAGAGATAACATTGGTAAAAGCACAAGAGTGATAACCGGGGGATGGATATATACCATTCCCCCTTTTAGTTTAAGAATATGAATCAAGCAGCAAAAACGGTTTCTGATGCTTTGTTAGGGCTGGATTTCATGAATGTGGAGATAGGAGGGATGGTTTATACCATTAAACCTCCTACAATTAAAATTATCTGTCGTGTCATTCATCATTTTTCCAATATCGGCATGACTGGAGATAATGTAATGGAGGCTATTAAAGAACTTCCTGAAATTGCTGGAGATATGCTGAAAGGCATTTCTTGTTTCATCTGTGGCAGTGAGGAGCTGGCTGAAAATTTAGAGAACGGGACTTTTGAAGAAGTTAGGAATGCCTTGGAAGTCTGTTTCTCTATGATGGATATATCGGCTTTTCAGTGTGTCAGCTCGATGAGGAACGTGTCGATGCTGGCAGCAAGACCGAAACAGTAGGAAACACAACGTTCTTCGGGCAGATAGCCTATTTGATTGACACGCTGCATCTGAGTTATACAGAAGTGTTTGAGATTATCCCTTATCGGAATCTGCTGATGATGCAACGGGATAAATTACACGCAGTATATGGTGGTCAGAAGGTGAATAGAATCAGTGGTAAGGAATTGGCTAATCGTAGGAAAAAGAAATAGATATGGCGAAATTATATTTTAAGGTAGGTAGTGACTGGGAAGAAGTTGTAAGACTTCGTAATGAAATTGCAAAATTAAAGCAGGAGTTAATGAGCATGGATGGCACGCAATCTCCTGCTGCTTTCAAGGCTTTGAATGCCCAACTTACTGCATCCAACCAAAGATTGGATGAGTTGGTGACTAATGCAGCCAAAGCTGGAGCAGAGATGGAAACAGGATTCAAAAGGAAAATCTTCGATGCTTCTCAGGTAGTGAATGGATTCACAGAGAAGATTCTTGCTCAAAAAGCGGTAGTTAAGGATATTGAAGCGGATGTAAAACGACTTGGGGATGCTTATCGTATAGCATTGAAAAGGAATCCGTTATCAGCAAATGGCAAGTTAGAAGAATACAATGCTGCCCGCAAAGCTCTTGATGAAGAAAAGGCGGCTTTATTTGGATTAACCCAACAACAAGCCGAAGCGCGTCTTTCCGTAAAGAAACTTCGGGATGAATACGCCCTTTACAATGATAATGCTAAGGAAATCGTAGAAAGTAACAACGGTATCGCTATTTCTTGGAAGAAAGCATTGGCGGTTATTGGTGGTGCTGGAGTATTAAAGGCATTAGGTTCTGAAATAATTCGTGTTCGTGGAGAATTTCAATCTATGCAGACCGCTATTGAGACTATGGTTGGAAAGGATATGGCAGGGCAACTGATTCCGCAAATCAAGGAGCTGGCTAAGATTTCTCCACTTACTATGTCAGATATGGTTGGAGCAGAAAAGATGATGCTTGGATTTAACATACAAGCAGAAGACACTATCAAATACTTGAAAGCCATTAGTGATATTTCTATGGGGGAATCCAGTAAGTTCAATTCGCTGACTTTGGCATTTTCACAGATGTCAGCAGCGGGTAAACTTATGGGGCAGGATTTGAATCAAATGATAAACGCTGGATTCAACCCGTTACAGATTATCTCCGAAAAGACCGGAAAATCTATCGCAACTTTGAAAGATGAAATGTCCAAAGGTGCTGTTTCCGCTGAAATGGTTCAACAGGCATTCATTGATGCAACTTCCGCAGGTGGTAAGTTCTATAATATGTCTGAGAATGCTTCAAAGACTATCAATGGTCAGTTGTCTATGATGCAGGATGCTTTGGATTCCGTGTTTAACGAATTGGGAACTAAGTCGGAAAGTGTTATCATGGACGGTATTCAAATGACAACTTCGTTGATTCAGAATTATGAAACAGTAGGTAAGGTCTTGGCTGGATTAGTGGTTACTTATGGTACATACCGGACCGCAGTGATGCTTGTTACTGCTGCCGAAAGTAAACATACTCTTGTGGAGATTGGACTTACCAATGCTCGTTTATTGGCAAGAAAGGCGCAGTTGGCTCTTAATGCTGCTATGCTTACTAATCCTTATGTAGCATTGGCTACGGTGGTTGTTGGATTAACAGCTACTATGTGGGCATTCAGAGATTCTACAACCGCTGCTGAAAAAGGAACAAGGAGGTATAATGAAGAACAAGAAAAAGCGACCAAACTTGATAGAGAACGGAAACAAAAAATAGACGGTCTTATTCAAAGCTCTCGTGATATTGCATTGTCTGACTTGCAGCGAGGTGAAAGTTTGGCGGTATTACGAAGCGAATATCCCAAGATATTTGCCCAATACGATATTGAATCAATTAAACTTGCTGACATACTTCAATTAAAACAACAAATAGCCAAAGAGGATGCAAAGCGCGCAGGCGAGGAAGTTGCAAGAAGTTTTGAAGCTGCTAACAAAGCTGTTTCAGACTATGAAAATGCCCTTTCTGCCAAACAAATCAATGGTGGTAAATTAACACAGCAGGAAATAAACAAGTTAAAAGAACTTCGCTCTTATAGAGACCAATTTCTTGTTGATAAAGGTAAAGGTATCTCTGAACAGTTCATATCCAATCTTAAAGATGTTGATATTAGTGAGTTTGACCGCTACATCTCTGAGTTAGAAAAGAGTATCAAAGGGAAAGGTAAAAATGGAACTGTGAAACTTCGTTTGCCTATTGATATTAAGGGTACTTTGTCTGATGAAGCAATCTATAATGTGAAAGACATAAAAACACTTATAGATACAGCAAAATCAGTCAAGCAAACCCGAATTGATTCAGAGAAGAATAAAACCACCTACAAGCAGGATTATGAGAAAGCAAAGAAAGACTGGGATGATGCTAAGAAGAAACTTTCTGAAATAGAAAAGGATAAATCCAAGTTTACTTCAAAGCAATATGAAGAAGCTAAGAAACGAGTAGAAACAACTGAAAAAGCCTATAAAAATTTAGGTGGTATTACCGGAAGTTCATTAACCAAGCAGGAAAATCAAGCCAAGAAAGAAGCCGAAAACCGACTTAAACAGCAAGAACAGCTTGCCGAACAACTTCTTTCCCTCCGCCGTAAGAACCAGCAGGATGAAATCAACCTCATGGCTGATGGAACAGAAAAGAAGCTGGCTCAGATTGACTTGGACTATCAGAAAGAACTGGATGCCATTAAAAAACAGCGCAAGGATTGGGAAACGGCGCAAGGTGGAAAGCTGACCGACAAACAAGAGGCGAAGCTTGGCACATGGGCTTCCAATGCCGCTAAAAAAAGGGAAAGCGATATTGATTCAACAAGTAAAGCCAAGCTCGAAGCCGACAAAAAAGCATGGCAGGAGTATTTCATTGAGTTCGGCAACTACCAGGAAAAACGAAAGAACCTTATTCAGAAGTATGATGATGAGATAGCGAAGCTGCAATCAGACAGCCCCGAATATGCCATCAAGGTAGCCGAAAAGAATCAGGCTGTAGAGCAACTGGATGAACAGTATGGCAGAACTACCCATGCAATGGCTGATTTGTTCGAGGATGCGAGTAATAAATCCGTTTCCGCTATTCAAGACATCATAGACAAGTACGAGGCCCTTATTGAATACATGTCCGGTACCGATAAAGATATTTCTATTGCCGATTTGAAAGGAATAGGCTTTACCGATAAGGACATTGAAAAGATAGAAAAGGGTGAAATTTCCATAAAGGATGTAACGGATGCAATCAGGGGACTAAAGGATGAGCTGAAAGGTAAATCACCATGGCAGGCTTTCGTCTCTGACTTGGAGAAAGGGATAGAAGCCATAAAAAAGGGTGGCAGTGATTCCAAGAAAGTCGGTCAAGGCATCACCGATATAGGAAATGCCGTAACGTCTTTTGCTCCTGCATTGGGTGAGTTCGGTTCTAACATCGCCAACATATTCGGTGTCAGTGATTCCGCCATAACAGGAGTTACCGATGCTTTAGGAGGATTGGGCACTACAGCCATTGGTGTCGGACAAATCATGTCCGGTGACATTGTTGGAGGTGCAATGAGTGCAGTCAGTGGAATCTCTTCTGTTGTATCTGCGTTTGAAGGGTTGTTCGGTGCTGACTATTCTGATTACGAAAACATGAAAGCCCAATATGAGACATTGATAGCCATTTGGGATGAGCTTATAACCAAGAAGATGGACTACATCGACATCGACTATGGGACGGAAGCGATAAAAGCGGCAGAAGAAGCCGAACAGCTTGTAAATATTCAGATAAGCAGGCAAAGGCAACTAATCAAGCAGCTTGCATCCAGCGGGGCAAGTGCCGGCTCCCACTCATTGGGATACCGTATAAATGACAGATTGTCCAAGGAGGACTATCAACGAATTTCAGGTTTAGTCGGGCAAAAGATTACAGCGGAATATCAGTTGTGGGATTTGTCTTCCGAACAGATAGAAAAGATACTTTCCGATGAAAAACTGGTTTCTGTACTTGATACCGTCAACAAGGATTTTGTTACTTATTTGCAGAATATTGTAGATTATGGAGAACAACTTACCGAGATTGCACAAAAAGAAAAAGAGGCTATTACTGGAATAGGCTTCGATGAGTTTAAAAACGGTTATGCTGATTTGCTTTCTGATTTGGACAGTACCAACGAGGACTTTGCAAATAATTTTGAGAAGTATTTGCAGAAAGCCATCTTCCAATCACTTATTGCCAATGAGTACAAGGACAAAATCAAAGAACTGTATGATGCGTGGGCGAATTACGGGAAGGATGGTCTGTCTTCCGATGAAGCGCGAGAAATTCGTGATATGCAGGCGCAATTAACAGATAGTTTGCTTGCAGAGCGAGAACAGCTAATGAAAGATTTTGGATGGTCTCTTTCTACCGAGCAGCAGTCAGCTTCATCCAAAGGCTTTCAGGCAATGAGTCAAGATACCGGCGAAGAGTTGAACGGGCGGTTTACAGCATTGCAGATTGCAGGAGAAGAGATAAAGAATCAGAATATTATTCAATCTCAATCACTTAATCTACTGACAGTAAAAGCAGATGCTCTACTTTCCATAAATACGGAAACAAGGAATATCGCTGATGATACGCGAGATTTGATAGCACAATCTTATCTTGAATTGGTTCAGATTTCGGAAAATACAGGAGCTATTGTAAAACCAATCATTCAAATTCAGAAAGATATGGCAGAAGTGAAAAACAATACATCTAAATTATAAACTATGTCAGATTTATTGATAAATACCCAAGACGCCTACACAACATGGGGGGTAAGAATGGGAGAGGGCTTTCTTGATGTACTTGGGGCATCATCACCCATGAAAGAATTTATAGAAAATAAGTCCCGGTTGGAACATGGAAAACGTGTGATAATCAATGACCCCAAAATAGATGAACGGGAAATAACACTTTCTTTTACAATTGAAGGAAATTCCCAATCCGACTATCAAGCAAAGAAAAAAGCTTTCTTTGAAGAATTGTATAAAGGTGTGGTTGATATTCAAGTTCCGGCTAACAGTAATGAGATTTATCATCTGATTTATCTTGGGAAAAGCGTTGCTTATGCACAGAGTTTAGACCAGACTTTCGGAAAAATTTCAGCCAAGTTTAACGAGCCGAACCCAGCAAACAGAACCTAATTCACGACATTGGGTTTATTGTCGTGTATATGAGTGTCCAAAATAGGGCACTCTTTTTTTTATCTGCGAACTTTGGATGCGTTATGGTAGACATCAAAGACATATCCGGTAAGACAAGATTTTCGACCCCCATTAATGCCGGGGCTAAAGGCAGGTTTACCCTGATGAAGGAAGACTATATCATCCTTCCGTTCAGCGTTCCCGACCCGGTGTATTTCAAGCTCGGCGACTACGTGGATTTGTCGGGAGTGCTTGACGAGTCCCTGGGTGGACTGCTGTCCAAGGTCTATGAGATAGTGGATTTGCAGAAACCTGCCTTCAACGCTTCTACCGGGGGATATGACTATGAGCTGCGGATGGACGCGTATTACTGGAAGTGGAAGAACAAGATTTTCAAGTACACTCCCGAACATGCCGGCCATGAGGCTTCATGGTCTCTGACCGCACCCCTTGACGTGCAGCTCGGCGTATTCCTCCGCAACCTGAAGGCACTCGGATATACATACAAGGGAAAAGAGTTTGAGTTCAGCATAGATTCCACAGTGGAGAACAAGGCCGTTGCGATGAGGTACGACAATATGAACCTTCTTGACGCCCTGTTCTCCATGGCCGATAAGGAGAAATGGGACTGTGACTGCTGGATAACGGATAACATAATCCATTTTGGGCGAAATGAATATGGTAATTCCGTCAGAATCGAGTTAGGGGTTGAAGCGTCAGCCATGACCCGCAGCGACAGCAAAGGTACTTATGCGACCAGAATCTATGCGTTCGGCTCTACCCGGAATATTCCGGCAGACTACCGTCCCGTGGATGAACAGACGGTTGTCAACGGCGTAGTCCAGCGCAGGCTGATGCTTCCCGCGGACACGCCTTACATTGATGTGTATCCCGACATGTCCGAAGAGGAAGCGATAGAGGATATTGTCGTATTTGAAAATGTCTATCCCCGGCGTACGGGCACATTATCCGACGTGCATACCCGCACCGAAGAGGTGAAGGACGAGAACGGCACGAAAGAGACCGTCACCTACTACCGCTACAAGGATACCGGGCTGGAGTTCAAGGATGAATATCTTATCGAAGGCCAGGAACTGAGAATCCGGTTCCAGTCCGGCAAACTTAACGGCATGGAATTCGGTGTCATTTTCAATTCCGACCCCAAAGACGACATGCGCGGCGCGCAGCTTTGGGAAATCGTGAGAAACGAGGATTACGGGCGTATGCTTCCCGATGATACCCTTCGTCCGGAAAACGGCGACGAGTATGTCCTTTCCGGTTTCAACATCCAGCTTGTGTCTGACAGATATATCCCCGAAGCCGAACAGGAGCTTAAGGGAAAGGCGCAGGAGTATGCCGACCGACGCAAAAGGGATGACGGTACATATAACACGACCCTTGATTCCGAATGGGTGTATAACGACCGGCTGAGACGCTTCTATGAGTTCGGACAGAAAGTGTTCCTTGTAAACAGGGCTTTTTTTGAGAACGGGCGCGACAGCCGCATACTCGGCTGGGAGTTCAACCTTGACAAGCCCTGGGACAGCCCTGCATACATAATCGGTGAGAGCATGCCCTATTCCCGTATCGGGGATATGGAAGACAAGATTGATTCCCTGACCTACAAGGGGCAGACATATACCGGCGGCGGAAACGGGGTCTATATAATCAGGACGAACGATACGACAGCCCCTTCCGACAGCAATGTATTCTCGGCACGCAGGTCTCTGGTCTCTTTCTTAAGGAAAGACAAGTCTGATAAGACTGAATATCTTTTGAAACTCCTTGCAGGCGGCGAGTTCGGCGAATTCGTAGACAGTATGATTGCCGGCAAGGGTGCAGGGATATTTCCTGATGGCCGGGCACAGGTAGAACGGTTGGAAGTCCGCGGTTCACTATCAGTGCTTGACCTTATTATCAATCAGATTCAAGGAATGGAGTCTGACTACTCCTTTACCGAGATTGGTAAGATAGAATCCGTGGAGGATTTGGGCGAGAGCACCTATCGTTTGAAAATAGAGAAACGCACGGACTTCGACTTCATGAAGTTCCAGGAGAATGATGTCTGCTTTTCCATCATTAATACACTGCTTACGGGCGGTTCCGAGTATCATACAAGCTGGATGCGTATTCTTACTACCAATGCGCAGGAGAATAGCATAACGGTCGTGCTCTATCCGGACAGCGAAGTGCCTGGAGGCATGAACTATCCGCCGTTGGCCGGCTACAACGTAACCCGCAGGGGTAACAGTACGCTGCCTGAAGCAGGCGGCTTCAACGAACGGGCACAGTCGTGGATGATTTCTTCGCGTGAGGGGCGCATCATGTTTTTGTCCAACGTGTATAAGCCAATACTGGAGGACTACAACTATGCGCTGACTTTCGGAAAACTCCCTAACATCAAGGCTCTCGAAAAACTGCCGGTGACAACCGAAGATGTTGGCATCGTTGCACAGACGGTCATTGCCGAGAAATTCTATCAGTTCGATTATAACGGTGATGTCGTTCCCAAGATGGTAGACCGGGGTGTCTGGTCGCCGGAAACGGCCCAGAGCGGTGCTCCTTACCGCTTAGTGCAGCACGAACTGGCAAAGCCTTCCGGCAGCGAATATACCCTGCTGGAACAGCATACGGTCTACCACCTTGGCTGCAAGTGGGGCTGTCTGTCAGATAAGACAACCGATGAACCGAAATGGAACTCCCCGTCGTGGGGACTCCTTGAGGGCGACAGCAGGTATTCGCTCCAGCTCTCACTATCAGGTGGGGAGGCATTCGTCATAGGCGGTGTGGATACGGTAATGTCCGGGCGTATATATTTCGGAACTACGGATATAACGGATGATGTGATGGCGGACGGTGCCACCGAAGTGGAATGGTTCCGTGACAGCGGAAATGTTCCGGCGGACAACCTCTGGACGCCTGAGTACGTGGATGGCAACAGGCTTGCCATCCATATCGACAACGGGAACCAGCACGGGGTCGGTTCAGACTTCGGCTTTGTAAGCAGATCCGTTGCCTTCATCTGCCGGGTATTCATTCCGGTTGAAGGGGAAATGCAGCCTATAGAACAGAGATTTGGTTTTGACATATTATAACTATGGGAATAAAGAGTAACAAACAGCAGGGGCGTATTTATGTGAGTCCCCTTTCCATCCAGGGAGAGATAATCGTACTGTCGGGCAGTCCCGTGCAGACGTATGACAAGCAGCTGCGGGAATACAGCCCCGACCGGACCCTGACACCGCTGGTCATCGTACCGAAGGTATCGGCATTCGACGAGAATATTGTATTCGGTGAAATGGAACTCACGGGGGTGGAGTGGTTCGAGGGCGCACCCCGTGACAAGTCGGCCAACCGCATCGTCGAGGGTGAGTATTACAGCATTTCCGATGGCATCGGCGGTGTGCCCAAATATGCGCTTACCATCTGGAAGAACATTCCGCCGGAGAAGCCGGTGGAGTATTTCGGTATCGCGATATTCACGGACCCGCGCACGAACCGCGAGGTCAGGGTCGAAAGGAGCATCAGGTCGTATTCGCACCTGTACGACAACAAGGCGTATTCGTTGCGCCTGAAGGGTGATACCGTGATGGTGACCGACCCGCTGCGCCTGGCCGACCGTTCCGGCTATTGGAACAGGGAGATAGAACCGCAGCTCTATACAGGGACCGAACCCGTGGATGATGAACACGCCGCATACTTCTGGGACATCCTCGAAAACGGAGCATACCGCCCGGTTACACCGGACGACCCCGGCATCGTCTGCCATGACGGGAATGGAATATATACAAGAAAGCTGATGTATCAGGCGAAGTATGTCACTGGCGCGAGCTTCCGTTGCCGTGCCTGTGAGTATGCGGGCAGCAGACCGCAGGCCCCTACGGACGGGCGGCTGGAAAAGGTTATTGAGGTAAAAACTGAGATGGCAGCTTCCCTCAATTGTGAAATTATCCAGACGAAAGGCTTCACCCTTCCCGATGATATGAAGCAGCCGAGCGCCTATGAGGTACGCATCTTCGACAACCGCCGCGAGTACGGTACAGAGTACGACGAGCTTTTCCGTATCACATGGAAAGGGCAGTCGGGCAAGCCGGGCGAAACGGAGAAGGTGCTGGCAACCGGCGGGCGTACGCTGGAGTTCATTCCGGCGGACAAGGGTTTCCCCAAGGGGCATATCTTCCAGGTATGGGCGGAAGTGGAGCTTCTTGCGGGTGAGTCCCTGATGGGCGATGAGGAAGGCTCTGTTATCTCCTCACGGATTGACGGGCAGACGCAGTTCATTGCCACGGGGCCGGTATATGAATAATAACTTAAACTTTTATCAATATGTACGTAATAGCGGAAAAAACAAAGCTCGAAGGCAGGTTCTTCGGCATGATGAACACTCTTCCGGACGGCAGGGTGTACATTCCTATCAGTGAGATGCGGAATGTGGGCACTCTTTTGGATGTTGACATTATCGGTTCGGCACGCGAACTGAAAGCGATTATTGAGAAACAGTCGGCGAAAGGAGGTAAACGATGAACCAGAATCAGGTGACCGCTTCACTGGCTGTCGTGGCGGTGAGCAACGGAACGACCGTCAACGGGTATGTACGCGTGGATAACGGACCTCTTATCCAGGCATGGACGAAGGAAAGTGACAAGTATATACCGGATTTTGAAGCGTTGGCGGAGGACAAACATCCTATTGTCGTTGTCGTATTGCGGGATGTGAGCAGCGGACGTATCCTTATTCCTTCCAAACTTGTGTTCAAGTATAACGGTACCGAACTTGCATTTGGGGAGGACGGGCTGTGTACTACGGAACAGTTTGCAGGCATGTTCAAAAGAGTAACCGGATACAATGTCAGTGTGGACTCGCAGTCCTATTCCATGACCGGACTTCGCGTCATGAGGAACCTCGTGCCCATCTCCGGATATGACAATGACCGCATAACCATTTCGGGTGAAGTTGAAATCGGCGGACACACGGCAGAGTTCAATGAACTTGCCACCAATGTCATTATCCAGGAATCATCCGGGAAGCAGTATGAGTTATTCATTACTTCTGACAAGGGTACGCAAATAGTCAATCCGGCCGATGTGCTGGCATTGAAGGCATCGCTGTACAGTGGCGGTGACTTAATCAACGATTTGGGCAATATCACGCTCCAGTGGAAAAAGCATCTTCCTTCCGGGGAAGAGAATCTCGGTACTCAAAGCGCACAGAGCATACAGGCATCTGATGTTGACGGTTCTTTGGTAGTGAGCTGTGAGGCTGTGCAGAATGCGAAAGTCATTGCAAAGGGCTTCATTACCGTGTTTGACCTTAGCGACCCCATACTGGCGGCATTCAAGGTCAAGGGGCTTGCTTCTGACGGGCAGATATATCCTGGAGAAACGGGAACGCTGACGCCGTATGCCTATAAACGTCAGTCCGGAGAGGAAGTGGCGGTGGCAAGCTGGGACTTCGCCACATTCGATGGCGAGAACAATCCGTTCACGCTGTCGGGAAAGGACAGCAATAAGTTCCAGGGCAAGGACATCGCACTGACCTATACGGATGCAGCACGCGCCAAGACGTTCAGAGTAATTGCCACGAATACTAATCCCATTGAGCTATGATGACGACGGCAGTTTTGAGTATCGTAGCTGTCAGCGAGCCTGACCCGGTGGAATACGTTGACATCGAGTGCCAGCCGGCTGCCATCTCTGTGGACTGTAACAACGTGCAGATGGTGCCGCTGAAGCTGAAAGCCCTGCACCGCACCGGGGCTGATGCGGCCCTTCTGGATGTATTCTGGCGGCTGCATGTCCAGTCGGCCGGCAAGGACCTCGGTACGGCGGATTCCCCCGGTGCATCGTCCGAATGGGAATACTACCTTCCATCTGAGAAGTGGGGCAATGCGGATTCTATTATCGTGGAAGCGTACCGTGATAGTGCCCGCGAGACCCTTCTTGCTCAGAAGAGGGCCAGCATTGTGCGGCAGAACCCGTCCCCGTTCCCGGTTGATGGTGACTGGAAACCGCTGCCGTTCAAATACAAGAACGGGGAATATTTCCTGGATAAGGACAAAGGCTTTGTATTCATGTGGATGAATCCGGTGGCCGGAAACAGCGAGATGCACCCGTTCGATGACGTAGCCCAGAACCCGGACACTACTTCCTGGAAATCCATTCAGGAATACCCGCTACTGGGCACGCAGCTTTTGCTTGCCAGGAAGATAGATGCAGACCTTATCGACGTGGATAATCTGCGGGTGAAGCACCTGGATGGCGCAGACGGGGAGTTTACAGGCAGTGTTACCGCAACCGAAGGTTATATCGGTGCATTCAAGATAACCAACAGAGGACTTGAAAACGAAAAGGAAAATCCGACCGCGACATTGAGGATAGGCAAGGATGGCGGGAAATTTTTTGAAGTGAATGTCTCTTCCGGGGCAATGTGCGGTATTCGTGGAGATGGGATTACGGCACTTAGTCTGAGTGCCTACGGTGACCATTCAACCGGTGTAAAAGTGATGGCCCAGGCCGGATATGATACTTGCGCGATAGAAGCACAGGGTAATGTAGATTTGAATGCCAGGAGCGGTGAATCAGTAAGAATAAGCAGATTACGGGCTTCCGGACTATCTGTGGGTGTCCAAATTTTAGGCAGCAGTATGATGTCTGCCCCACCGAGCTATACGGTCAGTGATACCGATGACATTATCATATATGGAGGACCGGATCTAAGTTTTGACCCTACCCTGTTTCTTCCAAGGTCAACTACTCCAGGCCGGATTGTATATTTGAAGAACCAGTTGAACCGGAATGTTTCAGTGAAAGGACCTCTGATGAATGCCAATAACAGAGGCACAACCACTGCCACTTCTATCAATCAGATATCCTGCTTTTTCGTTTTTGACGGTAGTCATTGGATTCATTTTTTCTGTGGATAATGGTTATGTTGGATATACTTTTAAAACTCAACGACAAGCTGCTGCATTTTCTTGCATGCCTTGTCATCACGCTGACAGCGGGTGAACTCTGTGCCGTTACGGCAGGCGTGACGAAAGAAGCCGCTGACTGGATGTACAGGAAGAAATACAAGGTCGGTTCGGGATGGGACTGGCTGGACATACTTGCGGATGCTGCCGGCATAGCGGTCGGCAGCGTATTAAGACGGATTGTATTCACTTATTAAACAATAAATGGTGTTCAATTTTTAATCAGATAATTATGGGAGCTATAAAAACGATGAAGGAAGTTGAAAGTGCGCTTCCGAAAAGAAAGGCATTTTACGTGCGTGGTCTGGATAAGGACGGCAACCCTATACTGACACTGGCAGATGAGCTTGGTGGCGGCAGTGGTGGAACCGGTTATATGGAGTACATCACCGAGTATAATGTTTCCGTCCAGCATCCTACTTCGGGAATTGACGGGAGTAACAAGTACAGTCTGGAAGGTGCCATTGCCCAAGTCCCGCAGGAACTTAGAAATATCGGACTGAAGGTCTCGTTCATAAATTCAGCCGGAAAAGTAGAAACGTGGGAGTTCCAGGGAGGAACGTTTACAAGTGCCGGTAGTTGGAAGCAAATACCCAATCAGGCAATGATTGAACGAATTGATAACGATATATTCAACTTAAACGCCGATAAGATTGACATAGATGGAACTTACGACAAAGAGATAACATTAGAACTGTCTCCATCGGCAGTTTGGCAATCCCTTAAGAATATTTTCCCCGAAGGGAAAGATTGTACCATTCACATTGATAACCCGAATAAGCAAACTATATTCTTGGCGTTCTCGTCTGTATCTCCATATCAAGGCCAACAATACTTCTATCCTGATTTGGTCGTTAAAGGGATGAATCATGAAACTATTAGTAAAACAGGTAAAGCTCCTAACAGGTCAGAATATCCATATATACTTTTTAAGGCAGCAGATGACAGCAGCATTAAAACGACAATATCTGCCGGTGAGAATAAAAACATATTTGACGACATCAATAAGGTTTCCAAAAATGTTAATCAGAAAATAGAAGAGCAGAGCCAAATTATCTCGGGCATACAGGATAGTATTGGCGGCAAAGAGATAAATGTTGATATATATCCATTTAAGATGCAGTTTCAGTCATTGGAGAATACATTTCCTGACAACACTACCTTGAATGTTGACTATGCTAAAACCAAAGCGGCTTGGACCGAGGTTTATTTCAGCAAGTCAAGTGATAATAATACGGATGGAGTACAAGATATATACAGAAGCAATAAGCTTGAATCAGGCAGCAAACAGATTGTTGCGCCGTCACCATCTGACTATCCTTATATAATTTATAAGGGATATGATTTGGATGCAACTGTATCTATATCATACACTCTTCCAACTATTGATGAAAAAATAGAAGAGACCAATAAAGAGATAAAGTTGTTAAACAAATTAGACACGCACATACCGACATTACAAGAAACAGCATCAGTCAGTATAATGCTGGATTACATTGATGCCTTTTTTTCCTGGTGTGACGTGGCGAATCCAATGGGTATTCCAATTACTTGTTGTCTTAATGCCTTTATATACAAAAACAGGTCTATTCAAGACAAGGAGAAATTCAAGTCGTTAATACAAGCCGGGAATGGTTTTATAGCGCACGGGTGGAACCCGCATAAAGGAAGTAATAACTTCAGTGACGCTGAGTTTGAAGATACAATCAAATCGGCCAAAGAATACTTTATTTCTCAAGGTTTGAAAACCGAGGGGTGGTGTCCCCCTGAGAATTATATGGATGCCCATAGTGCTGTAATATTATCCAAGTATTATAATTATTCCATCGGAACAATCAGCCAAAGGTATTTCAACGGTGAAGCCAGATTTATCACCGCCAGCACTAATAGATGGTATATCCCAAGACATGGAATGGATAATACAGAGTTGTTAGATTATTCTTTGACATTACTTGATGAAGCGGTCAAGCACAAAAAACATCTTGCCCTGTATACCCATAATACCGCTACTACTGGAGATAGAGATAGGATTTTAAATGCCATCAAAGATTATGTAGACAAAGGACTGCTTGTTGTCGTTGATGCTAATACGCAATATACTTCTCTGCTTAAAACCTGGAGAAATAATATATCTATGATTAAGCCTGTATTCCCGTTTGTTGGGAGTGCTTATTTCAGTGAAGGGGTTAAGGTGTGCACTAATTATGGCACCAGAGAAAAAATAAAAATCTCTTTTTCAGGCGCTCCTACCAATGGGGTTATTACTCTGAAAGAGTATACCACTACATTATTCAGAAACGAAAATACAGACAATGAGGTAGAAGGTACTTCATACACTAATAAGCCGTGGAGTGTAACCACTACTGGCGATATGTCTGTACAGGATATATGTACCGCACTTGCATCCATACATTTGACTTGTCATACGATGATTAATATGGGAGACCATTTGATTGTGGAAAGTGATGTGCCGAGAAAGTGGGTTAATACGATTTCAGTCGCAGAAAACACAAGCGGTCTTGAAGTTAGTATTGAAGTGTTGGATAATGGGGTTGATCCTACTTTCCAATAAGGTTAACACAATTTCATCCCGGCACTTCACGGTCCGGGATGAATATTGTAAGTACTTAATCTTCATTAAACGGATGCTCAAAATCATACGTCACGAATTCCGTTCTCTGGTTGCTGAGAATCCAATAATGGTTCTCTGCTAAAAATAGCCTCTCTCATTTTCGTAAAAATAATATTCCTTAATTTTGAGTTGGTGCTATGTAAATTTAGTTAATGAAATTTATCTTCTACCCGTGGTTCCTGTAGACTAATTGGAGCAAATCTTATAAGTGTATTGATTATAACATTGGCTATTTTCTGCCCTCCGATATTATTAGGATGAACTTGGTCGCCCAAATCTTTGGTTATTGTTAAAGTTGATATTCCACTTAACCCATTTACATCTATGACAGGAATGCCATATATTGCCGCAATATCTTTTATGACTTTACAGTAATCTAATATAGTTAGATTCTGATTATTTTTGTATGGATAATCCGCATCTTCATACTTATTATAAAAGTTATGAGGCGTACATACAAAAATTTTAGCGTTGGGGATTCTTTTGATGATTTTTCTTATCATTAAGGCATAAGCGTAGTAAAAATGTGTCTCATCTCCATCATCTATACTCCCTATTTCAACACTACCTGAAATATCATTTGCTGATGCATAAATAATCAATATATCAGTATCAAGCGGTATAGTAGATACCCGCTCATCTCCACACATATAATCCTTTATTGATATTGTCCCCTCTGAAGGATTGCTTGCATGATAATATCCAGATTCATCAACAAGTTTGTTTTTATATTCAACTGATGTAACCTTAGACCCACCAATACCTCTGTTATAATGGTCAGCCATATTAAAATATTTCCATACATACTTCTGCCATGAAGCCAGTTCTACAATTGAGTCGCCAAACGATGTCATTTTCTTTCCGGAGAAAGCCATACGAAGTATCTCATCATGATTCATAGTTGAATCCATATCAATAGAATTGGGATTACAAGGGAAATAATGTAATGAAACAAAAGCATGAGTATTCTTGTTAAAGTTAAAGACAGCGTATCTATAGGCTGGGCTTTGGTTTATTTTAAGTTCCCGAAATGAATCTGTCTGATTGCCGGTATATCCAATATATGAACCATCTGATGTAAACAATGCTACGGAATAAGCATTTGTAAAAACAGTTTTTGCATCTTTTATATCTATAAGTTGAGTCGTATTATATTCCTCATTGACAGATAGAGAACCATTGGTTGTATTGTATCCTTTGATTAGAATTGATTCTGTTATTAAGTTTTTGCTATAATCCAAAATAGGAACTTCTGCAACTCCAAATTCTGTAAAAATAAAATTCTCTTTACCCGAAAAATATTTACCAGGAACTTCGGTTGTATATAATAACCTACAGTAATTAGACTCTTTTTCCTTGGGAATTTTACTTATATTTCTACCCGTGGCGGCATTGGCTCTCTTCCAATTTAGATAAGTAAGGCCGTTTTCTGTTTTCTTGTAAAAATAGATTCCATAACAATTTGTATACAGATAATCCATGTCACCTATATCAAAGCCGTCAACAACACACCTTCCTTCTGAAGAAATAATATTGCCCGAATTATCAATCGTTTTATTTGATTTTATTTTATCGGAGGATATTTTATTCACAGATATGTTTTCAACATCCACATTCAGTGCTTGCCGAATCCAATTATCAATGCTTGTAAACGTTCCTCCCTGGAACTCCCACGTTTCTACTTTTCCGGCTGAATTTATGAACGAGACCTTCAGTCCGATATTTCTAAGTTCCTGCGGGACTAAGGGCGATTTATTATGGAAAAATGAGGGAAAAAAGACCGTGCCGTTATCTTCTAAATAGCTTCTAAAAGCTGTATAGGGGATTTTTTAAGAAATAAGATATAGTAGAACTTCGGTAGCACTTATAGACTTTTTCAAAATCTTATTGTGAGATATTTTCTCACAAATTTCTTGTTTACTTTCGCTGAAAAGTGATTGTAAATGAGTATATTTGTCATGTTTTATTGGTTAACGCCCATGAATGTGTCTTTAACAGGATGCGTTCGTGGGCTTTTTTTGTTTAATTAAAAAAGTTCGTAGATGAAAAAGAAACTGATTGTTTTGGCTGTTGTGGTGGCCGTGATTGTAGGTCTGCTGGCTTATTACCAGTATGTACCGTTTTGGGCAAGCATTGTGAGTACCGGTGCGTTTATTGCCGGCATTCTTCTCGGTTGGAATGCCAAGGGGTGGAGTGATGAACATGTAACGGGGATGAAGGTATGATGGAGGAACTGAATGAACTGTTCAACATCACCGGCGGGATAGTTACTACTATCCTGCTTCCGCTTTTCGGTGTGTTCATGTTCTATGACAGCAAGAAGCGCAAGGCGGCTGCGGAAGCGAGAAAGGCAGAAGCTGACAATATCACCTCGTATGCTGCTGAATGGAAGGAACTGTACGAGAAAAAGGAACACAGGGTAGTGGAACTTGATTCCAAGATAGACCAGCTTTATGCCGAGAAGAATGAAGACCGCCAGCGTATCCGCGAGCTGACCGAAAAGAACGCTACACTGGAGATAGAGAAGATAAAGCTGGAAGCAAGGCGGTGTGATGTCCGGGGATGTAGCGGGCGGAAGCCACCGAGCGATTATTAATTCGCGGGAAGGAAGGTGTTTCGCAACAGCTTCCTTTCATCCTTTAAACAGGTTACAACTAAAAGTTTAACAAAGTTTTCTGCAAATGTAGAATGATTTTTATTAAGACCAAAAGTAAAGGAGGAAAATAAGAATGGCAAATGTGAATGAATTTGCACCGTTTATCCTGAAGTGGGAGGGCGGTTTCGTGGATGACCCTGTAGACCTTGGCGGAGCGACCAATATGGGGGTAACTATCGGAACATGGAAGTCGTGTGGTTACGACAAAGACGGTGACGGTGATATAGATGTGGACGATTTGCACCTGCTTACCCGTGAAGATGTTGTTAGCCGGGTACTTAAGCCGCATTATTGGGACAGATGGAAAGCTGATTTGATAAAGAATCAGTCTGTGGCGAATATTCTTGTTGATTGGGTATGGGCATCCGGTGCGCATGGGATAAAGATACCGCAGCGGTTGCTTGGTGTTTCTGTAGATGGTATTGTAGGTCCTAAGACCATTGCTGCGGTAAATGCCAGGAACCCGCGTGAACTGTTCGACATGATTAAGATAGCCCGGTTTGACTTCATTGAGGATATTTGTTGCAAGCGGCCGGCAAACAACAAATTTAAACGGGGGTGGATGAACCGGATTAATGATTTAAGGTTTGAGCCATGAAAGCATTGTCGTGGCTATTGGTTGTATTGCTGGCAATCTTATCCGGATGTGCCACTCCTGAAAATGTTGACCGGAATGTACAGATAGACTATTTCAATGGTTTACATCAGATGCAGAACCGCATGGATTCATTGCTGTACAATATGCAGTTGATGCAGAAAGAGACAAACGAGAAGCTATCCAATTTGAAGTTGGAGTATAAAACCGTCTATCTTTCGGTCCCTGACAGTACAGGCAGGCAATATCCGACAAGTGTTAGTCAGACTACTGTTAACAAGGAGGAGAAAGAGCACAAGACTACTGATATGAGAACAGAGGCAACTTTGAAACAGCTCATTACTGAAATTGACGAATTGAGGCAGCAGTTTAATGCTGCCACTTTGAAAAAAGAAAAGGTGGAGGAAGTTTCTTGGTGGCAACTGCATAAGGTTGATGTGTATGCAATCCTATTGGTTGTATTGCTTTTGGTTTATCTTATATATAAGGTGAGAAAAAAAAGTCTATCTTTGTGACGTAGATGTTGTGCTTATCGTTTCAGATAAGTGTTGCCCCGGCTGGAAAGTCGGGGCTTTTTTATTTGCTTTTTATTTGATAATTCTCCCTTGGCTTTGTATTTTTGTGAAGTAACTTTGATTGTATAATACTATGAATAGATTTTTATTAGCCGCTTTTCTTGCTTTTGCTTGGATTACAGCATTAGCTCAAACATTCGTAGATGAAAACGATTCGACCGTAATAACGGAATATAACGATGGAAAACTTTGGGTTTATCGACAAACAAATGATGCTGTGGTAGGACTTACTTGTTACGAAGAAAAGGATGATTACGGGAAATACTATCAGGTAAATGTTTTTATTCAGAATTTAGGTCATTCTTCTTTTACATTTTATCCAGATAGCATTTCTTCTTGTCTGTTAACCAAAAAGAATAAGAATATAGAACTTGAAGTATATACCAACGAAGAATATCAGAAAAAGATAAAGCGTTCACAAGCGTGGGCTATGGCATTATATGGCTTTTCAGCAGGTCTTAATGCTGGAACTGCTGGGCGGTCTACCTCTTATTCCACTTCTTACTCCTCAAACGGATATGCTTATACCACAGTTACTCAACACTATGATGCAAATGCGGCATATCAAGCTAATCTTGCATCTACCAATCAGATACTTACATTGGGACAAATGATGGAAAATGATTGTACAATACGTGAGCAAGGTTATCTAAAAACAACAACTGTCTATCCCAATGAATCTATAGTTGGCTATATGAATATAAAGAGAAAAAAGGGAGAAACCTTAAGTATTAAGCTAACAGTGAATGGACATGTATATTCTTTTAATTGGAATGTGAGCACAAGAAAATAATTCATTTCTTTTTGTTTTATTCATAATGATTATGGCACAAGAAGAATACCAATTTGACGAAGCCTCAGTACAGGCAATCATGCACTGGGCGGAAACAGCACAGTTACCGAAAGAGGTAGTATTGAGTGAATCCGAGCATATCTACGATACATCTTTGTATGTTCGAGCGAACATTAACGACATCAAGCAGCATTATCCGGATGTGTTTTATAATCCGGCTATCATCCGGCTTTACCGGTTGAAGGAATTTGTAGAAGGGTTGGCTGAATAGTCGCCCCCTCTAAAATGTAAATCCCCGTAGCTGCCCAACTACAGAAAGCAATACTATTTCTTTCCGAACACATATTCGATAAGTTTGAAATTGGCTTCATTAATAGGCGTAAAATCTTTCTGTATATAGAGGTCTGTAACTTTCATGGACGAGTCTGTATGGCAAAGCATTTCGTTGACAATATACTTGTTTATACCAGCCTTATTTATTGCTATCGTAGCCATAGAATGCCGGGCTGCATAGAATTGAAGATTGTCTATGCCTATTTTGTATCCAACCTCTTTTAGCCCTATATTGATGGCTCGATTGAGGTCTGCCATAGAAGAAAAACGCTCGTAAAAGTTGAATACGCGTTCTTTGCCTTTGTATTTATTTACGAGTGGCTGTATAATTGGATGTACGCGAACAATCATTTTGGCATTGTCATTTCTTCTGTCTTTGGTCTTGGTACGGTAATAAGTTATGTATTCCCCGTCAAACTCAGTTGCATTATATAGGTCGGCAGAGTTCATTCCCATTAGGCAGAATGATAATATAAAACAATCTTTCGCCAAGTCATGCCTACTGGTATATCCCTTAATCTTTTTGTTATCGTAAGGGAGAGTAAATATAGTTTTTATAGTTTCTTCCGGTAAAGCTCTTTTCTCTGCTACATTCTGTTGTTTTGGCTTATATTTTGAAAGATTCTGCTTAATTCTTATAATGTCATTGTCTTCGTCATTATAATACTCCCTTGCCTCTGTAAATAGACGCAGGATGACGCTGGGGTATAGTGATTGTGCCCGTTTCTTTTCAGACAGGTATTCTTCAAATTCCTTTAGTTTCTGAACTGTTATTTCGTTACAAAGAATAGATTCTCTTCCAAAGAAAGTACAAAATGAGTTTAAAGCTGTTGTGTAATTCTTCATACCCTTTATCTCAGGATGTGAAGCGCACCACTTTTTTGCGAATAAAATAAAATCAATGCCGCTTTTGTCATCCTTGGATGATTTAAGATATTCGGCTATGGTGTCTATGTCTATGGCATTCAATTCTATATTCAGTTTGTATATTTTCTCCCGATAAATTTTGATTAACTCTTCACATCTATCGATTATTTGCTGATTCTTTATTTTGAAGCCGGAGGTAATATCTTTCTTGGTGACATACATGGTAGTGGAGATATATCTTATCTTTCTCTCATGTGTTAACCTGATAAGAACATTCCATGTCTTATCGGAACGCATTTTTTCTTTTTTGATGATTGCTTTAAATGTTGCCATAATCTTAGGGTAAACAATGGGTAAACAAATTCTATCTACTTGTAGGTTTAAAACGTTACTTGTAATGTGGTTCTTTACGACATATTTTTGGATTAATCCCCCCAAAAGCTTGATATATAGCAAAAAAGAGGAAAATCATTACTGAAATTCCTCTTTCTTTTGGGTGACTGAAGGGACTCGAACCCTCGACATTCAGAACCACAATCTGACGCTCTAACCAACTGAACTACAGTCACCATGTTGTCGCATTTCTTAAATGCGGTGCAAAGATATGGATAATCTTTGATATTACAAATGTTTTGGCGTTTTTTTTCCAAAAAAATAGCTATTTATTATTTTCATAAATTTCTGTATTATGCTGTATCAGGAACTTTCGAGTGTTTTTAATGAAGATATTCAGACGGTTACGGGCTGATTGCGGCAAATGGCTATGTGGTGAGTAAGAAGGATATAAAAT